AGAACCTATTGAATATGAATCTTCTTATTCTCAAGGTTGGTTTCGTGGAAATCGTAAATATACTCTAAAATCTAGCTTTAAATTTGATTTGGAGTTTGACTCTTTTGGAGGTCTTTGTGGTTCACCCTACATTGATACCGCTAAAGGAATCATTTATGGTTTCCATGTTGCTGGTTTTAATACTGGTTGCAAAATTGGCTATGCCAATTGTCTTACTCGCAGTATGCTTTCAAAGAGTCTTCAAGAATTAGAATTGTCTTCTAATTTCTTGATTACTCACTCATTGGGAGAGTTGAAAGTTGATACTTATGGAACTCCTTTCTCTTTAGTAGAGAAGGAACCTTTGTTTATGCGAGATGATGGCCTTAAGGAGAAAACTGTTATCTCTTATCTAGGGACTGTCTTAAATGATGGTGGCGAGATGTTGAGTAATGCGCGTACTCCTTACGTTAAGACTCCTTTCCGAGGAGTTAAGGACGAATTTGGCCCGAGTCTTCATCGTCCTCCAACACATGTTAATAGTGTAGAGAAGACTATGAAGACTCTCAATAAGCTGTGTGATCCTGTTCAGCACTATGAGATGGATACTCTTAATCGTGCTATTGAAGATTACGCGGCCCACACCACACCTTTAATTTCAGAGGAATCTTCTAAATTCTTGCGTATTTATAGTACTCAAGAAGCTTTGGATGGTACCAATGATGGTGTGATGGCTGGATTACCTAATGATACTTCTGCAGGTTTTCCACTTAATAAATCCAAGAAGCAATTCTTGGTTCGTGATCCTTTTGATGAATCCCTTGTTCAAGTTCCCCGTACTTTTAATGAGGAATGTGATATTCAGGCAGAAGTTGATCGTATTATTGAGTGTTGGCGCAATGGTCAACGCTCCGAAGCAATTTTTAAGGCTAGTAGTAAAGTTAATGAGCTACTTCCCAATGAGAAAGCTGTAGATAAGGTTCGTAAATTTTATGGATCTCCTTTCGCTTTTTCGATTGCTTCACGCATGGCTCTTGGTGGTGTTCCAGAGTTTATGCGTCGTTATCAGTGTGAAACCGAATGCATGGTAGGTATTAATGCTACTTCTGCTGAATGGACTGATTTCCACAAACATTTGACGAAGTTTGGAACTTCTCATATGATTGCTGGAGATTTTTCTGGTTTCGACACTCGCATGGCTGCTCAAATTACAACAGCTGCTGCTCGTGTTATCACTGGTTGGTACAAAGCTGCCGGTTGCTCAAAAGAAGATCTTCTTTTGGTAAAAGGTGCTTTGTCTGATATCTGTCATCCAAATATGTTAATAGATGGTGATTTGTATCGTTTGGCTAACGCCAACCCATCGGGTAATCTTATTACTGTACAGC